CAAGTCTGGTAAGCCTTCCTCTGTAACGGGTGAGAGATATTTACCAGAGGCGGCTATCAAGTCTTTGTCGGCTAAAGAGTATGCGGCAACCACCAAAGCCAAGCGTGAAGGCACAAAGGCTGGTAAACAGTTTGTTGCCCAACCTAAAGCAATAGCAAAGAAAACAGCAAAGTTTAGATGAGGTAGATATGAAGAGTCCTGCTTGGCAAACAAAAGAAGGAAAAAACCCCAAGGGGGGCTTGAATGCCAAAGGCAGAGCATCGTATAATGCAGAAACAGGTGGCAATTTAAAACCACCAGTCAAGTCGGGAGACAACCCTCGTAGGGCATCCTTTTTAGCACGTATGGGCAATATGCCTGGCGCTGAGATGAAAGATGGAAAGCCTACCCGACTTTTACTTTCTCTTAGAGCTTGGGGCGCAACGTCCAAGGAAGACGCTAAAGCTAAGGCTAAAGCGATCTCTAAGAGGAATAGTAAATGAGGCCAGTATCAGTCGGACTTAACCCCACAGCAAATACGCTGACAACTGTTTATACAGTTCCTACGGGTTATTACGCCAAGTTTACTGTGATGTACATTCACAATACTGGTGGTTCGACTAAGCACATTACTGTTCAATGGTATGACGCAAGTGCGGCTACTACCTTAGATATTCTCACTGCTTACAATTTGACTTCTAAAGAATACCTACAGTTTGATGGTGTTGCTTACATCGTTTTAGAAGAGGGCGATAGGCTTCAAATTACTACTGAAGCGGGTAGTTCCTTCAGTTTTATTGCCACATTTGAGGTTCAGGGAGCACAACGAACATGACCTACTTAGAACTTGTGAATGACGTTCTCACCCGTTTGCGTGAGACTAATGTTTCTACAGTATCAGAAACAACTTATTCCGCATTGGTTGGCAAGTTTGTCAACGATGCTAAACGTCAGATTGAAGACTCCTATAATTGGAATGTCTTGGGACAAACAATTACAGTTACTACCACCAGTGGCACAAGCTCATATTCATTGACGGGTGCGGGTCAGAAGTTTCGTATCAATGATGCTATCAACACTACCAGTGTTATAACTTTAGATAACACCACTACTGCGGATATGAACCGCAAGTTAAACTTTGGCACACCTTCACAGTCTATTCCTAGCGAGTTTTGCTTTAACGGCGTAGATGGTAGTGGCGACACAAAGATTGACCTGTTTCCTGTTCCCGATGGTGTCTATACACTTAAATTTGATTTGACCATCCCACAGGCTAATCTGTCTGCTGATGGTACTTCAGTAAAGGTATTGGACTACTTGGTTACTCAAAGTGCCTATGCTCGTGGTTTGATTGAGCGTGGTGAGGACGGAGGCACTGCTTCTAATGAGGCGTACGCTTTGTTCCGTGGAATGCTATCTGACGCTATTGCATTAGAAAGCACTCGTTACCCTGAAGATAACTTTGTGGCGGTCTAATGGCAGCTCCTCTACAAAGTCAAAGCATTAGCGCACCAGGCTTCTATGGCCTGAACACGCAAGACTCGCCTTTAGATTTATCTTCTGGCTTTGCTTTAACTGCGTCTAATTGTGTGATTGACCAATTTGGTCGTATTGGCGCACGTAAGGGCTTTACTCTTGTTAACGCTTCATCAGGCAATCTAGGCTCTAACAATGTGGGTGTAATCCATGAGTTAGTCCAAACTGATGGCACTTTGACTGTTTTGTTTGCTGGCAATAACAAGTTATTCAAACTTGGTACTTCTAACGCAGTGACTGAGTTGACCTATGGTGGTGGCGGTTCTGCTCCTACTATTACGGCATCTAATTGGCAATGTGCATCTTTGAATGGCATAGCTTACTTTTTCCAAACTGGTCACGATCCACTCATCTTTGATCCCGCTGTTAGCACAACGACATTTAGACGGGTATCTGAGAAGTCAGGCTATGTTGCAACTGTTCCTCAAGCAAACATTGCCATCTCAGCTTTTGGTCGCTTGTGGGCGGCTAATACATCCACAGATAAGGTCACGATTACCTTCTCAGACCTGATTGCGGGTCATGTATGGTCTGGTGGTACTTCAGGAACATTGGATGTTTCTAGGGTTTGGCCTAATGGTGCTGATGAGATCATGGGTCTAGCGGCTCACAATGATTTCTTTTTCATCTTTGGTAAACGGCAAATTCTTGTTTATTCTGGTGCTTCTACTCCCGCATCCTTAGTTCTTTCAGACACAGTAGGCTCTATTGGCTGTATTGCTAGAGACACTATTCAGTCAATTGGTACTGATGTGATCTTTTTGTCGGATTCTGGTGTTCGTTCTCTGATGAGGACAATCCAAGAGAAGTCTGCACCCCTCAGAGACTTGTCTAAGAATGTGCGTTCTGACCTTATTTCATCTTTGGCGGTAGAGACTTTGGCTAATCTAAAGTCTGTTTACTCAGAGAAGAATGCCTTTTACTTGTTGACTCTTCCAGTAACAGGTCAAGTCTTTTGTTTTGATACAAAAATGCAATTGCAAGATGGTGCTTTTAGAGTAACCAAGTGGGACTCAATTACGCCTACGGCTTTGTACTCACTCAGAAATGGTGATCTGTATATTGGTAAGAGTGGCTTTATTGGCAAGTATGGAAGTTTCTTAGATAACACTTCTACTTACCGATTAAGCTACTTCACCAACCATGCAGACCTTGGTAATGAGAATCAGATTTCTATTCTCAAACGAATTAAGGCCATCATCATTGGTGGCTCTAACCAGTTTGTAACGATCAAGTGGGGCTTTGACTTTGCTGCCAACTATTTGTCAGGAAATGCTTTTATCCCTGAACAACAGAACTACGAGTATGGTTTAGCTGAGTACGGCACAGCAGAATACTCAGGTGGACTCTTGATTAAGACACTAGATGTAAATGCGTCTGGTGCGGGTAAAATTGTTCAAACAGGTTACGAAACCACTATCAACGGCACTCAACTGTCAATTCAGAAGATTGAAATTCAATCTAAGAACGGGAAAATATCATGAGTGCACTTCTAAAAGTTGTTAAGACTTCAAAAGTTTGTGGATGGTGCAAAATTGATAAACCCTTAACTGATTACACAAAGAACAATGCGGCTTCAGATGGCTTGCAATACAAATGTAGAACTTGTGATTTAGCCTATCAAGCAAAACGCAGGGCTGAAAATTACGAAGAAGATCTTGAATACTCTCGGACATATCAACGCAATAGACGCAAAAACTTTGACTATCGCTTGCAAATGTTAATTAACGCATCAAAGCAACGAGCAAAAAATAAAGATCGTGAGCATGCGATTACTGTTGAAGATGTGAAAGCAATCTATCCTAAAGATGGATGTTGCCCTATTTTTGGAATGAAATTAGAATTCAATACTGCTGGATTTAGAGAAACAAGTCCTAGTATTGACCGCATAGATTCAACAAAAGGTTACACACCAGATAACATTCAAATTATTTCTTGGAAAGCAAACCGAGTTAAAGGTTATGCAACTTTACAAGAGTTGGAAATGTTAGTGGCATATTTGAAATACGGAGAATGACATGAGCCAATACACAAAAAGTACCAACTTTGCGACTAAAGATAACCTCACGCCTGGTGATCCACTCAAGGTCGTGCGAGGTACTGAGATTGATACTGAGTACAACAACATTGCTACTGCCATTGCGACTAAGACAGATAACTCTGCTGCCGCTATCACGGGCGGTTCAATTACTGGTATTACAGACTTAGCGGTTGCTGATGGCGGTACAGGTGCTTCTACTGCGGCTGGTGCTCTGAATAACTTGTTGCCAAGCCAAACCTCTGCGGCTAACAAGTATCTCCAATCGGATGGTACTAACGCTTCTTGGGATGCGGTCACTCTTTCTACTGCTGACATCACAGGCACTCTTCCTGTTCTTAATGGTGGTACGGGCGTAACTACAAGCACAGGAACAACCAATGTTGTGTTGTCAAACTCGCCAACGCTAGTAACCCCTGCCCTTGGAACACCAAGTTCCGCAGTGTTAACAAATGCTACGGGTCTGCCAATTTCTACGGGTGTGAGTGGTTTAGGTACTGGTGTAGCTACTTTCTTGGGTACACCATCATCTGCTAACTTGGCTTCTGCCGTTACTGACGAAACAGGTAGTGGTGCTTTGGTGTTTGCCAATAGCCCTACTTTGGTAACTCCTGCTCTAGGAACTCCATCAGCCTTGGTTGGAACAAACATCACAGGCACTGCTTCTGGTTTAACAGCGGGTAACGTCACAACTAATGCAAACCTTACAGGTGCAGTTGCTTCTGTTGGTAATGCAACATCTTTAGGTTCATTTACTTCATCTCAATTAGCGGGTGCTTTGACAGACGAAACAGGAACAGGATCAGCAGTGTTTGCTACCTCTCCTACCCTAGTTACACCTATCCTTGGAACACCTACTAGCGCAACTTTAACGAACGCTACAGGTCTTCCTATTGCTACAGGTGTATCAGGTTTAGGAACTGGTGTAGCAACGGCTCTAGCGGTCAATGTAGGTTCTTCTGGCGCACCTTTGGTCAATGGTGGTGTGCTTGGAACTCCATCTAGCGGTACTGCTACAAACTTAACTGGTTTGCCTTTGACAACTGGCGTGACAGGAACACTACCTACTGCCAATGGCGGTACAAACCTAACATCATTCACATCAGGCGGTGTGGTTTACGCCTCTAGTTCTAGTGCATTGGCTACTGGCTCTGCGCTTACTTTTGATGGGACTAATTTAAGTTTTTCAACTGGTGGTTTATATCTTCCCTATGACCAAGCCCTTTATTTTAAAAATTTAAGCGGCACAAACAGACAAATTCTTGCTTACGCAAATAACACATATCTTGATGGTGCTGATGGTTCTATTATTTTTAGAACAGGTACATCACCATCTGAAGGTCTGCGCCTCACATCCACAAGCCTTTATACGGCTAGTGGAATCAATGTAGGTATTGGTACAAGTTCGCCTGCTAACAAACTTCATGTTTACGGAACTTCTGTTGTCAGTTTGTTTGAATCATCAGGTACTGAGGTATTTTCTGGTTACAAGAACACAGGCGGTACAAGTTATGTAGGTGCTCGTAGCACAGCACTTACTTTTGATACTGGCGGAACAGAGCGTATGCGCCTCGACTCCTCAGGCAATCTAGGCTTGGGCGTTGCTCCGAGTGCTTGGGGTACATCATTTAAAGTTTTGCAATTTGCAAATGCGGCAAGTATTGGCAGTTCAAATGACCCAACATTGCAGATTACACAGAATGGTTTTTATAACGGGACAAATTGGATTTACAGCACTACCGCACCTGTTTCAAATTACTACCAATATGCAGGTACTCATGTATGGCGTAATGCCCCATCAGGCACAGCAGGAAACACTATCTCCTTTACTCAGGCGATGACTCTGGATGCAAGTGGTAATTTGGCAATTGGAACTACTACTGCAACAGACAGACTTACAGTGACAGGCGGTGATGCTAGGGTAAACGGGCCAAATAACGTTTTCTTTAAACTTAGTGGTGCAGCGGTTAATGAAAAGCATATTGATTTTTATCACGACACTACTTTGGCATTTGAGAATTTTTTAAATGGTTCTAATGACTTTATTTGGCGCACAAGAGTAGGTGGCCTGACAGAACGAGCCAGAATACCTAGTACAGGCGGTATTCAATCAGTAACAACAATCTCAGTTGGTAACGCTACCCCCTCAACAAGCGGTGCTGGCATCACATTCCCTGCTACTCAATCAGCATCATCAGACGCTAATACGTTGGATGATTATGAGGAGGGGACTTGGACACCTACTAGCGGTGTTGGCACTGCAACTGCAAACTCTGGTATTTACACAAAAATTGGTAGACAAGTTACTGTAATTGGAACATTGACGTTCCCTGTTCAAACAGATGCAAACCTTGCGTCAATTACAGGGCTTCCTTTTACTTCTATAAATAGCAATGGTTCTGGTGGAACTGTAAGGTTTAGCGATTTTGGGGCTACTTTTTTCTTGTATGGCGAGCCAAATCAATCAATTATAAATATATATAACACTGCTGGTGCAAGCATAATTTACACAGCCATGAGTGGCAAACGTGTTGATTTTGCCATGACTTATTTTGTTTAATTAAAGGAAAATCATGTCTACATTTACCGAAGTTACATACATCTCCCAGTTTGATATTCAACCTAATGGTTGCATAGGTGTTCAAAAAACAACCGAGGTTTCAAAAGATGGCGTTGTCATATCGTCAACTTACTGGCGCACAACTCTAGTACCCAATGACCCACAAGCATCAACAGTATTGGATGAGGCTTATTACTTGAGCATTGCCACATACGCTTGGACTCAGACATCTCCACAACCTTACGTTCCACCAACACCTCCCGAGGCTTGAACATGACTACTACTTGGAAAATTACTCAGACTGACTATGAAACCTCCAACGGGTTCATTATTACTGGTCACTGGACTGCAACTGCGGTTGATGGCGATTACACGGCTTCTATCTACTCCACAGCATCTTGGCAAGCAGGAACACCCAATATCCCTTATGCCTCAGTTACTGAAGCTGAAGTATTGAATTGGGTGTGGGCTAATGGAATTGATAAACAAGCCACTGAAGATGCTCTGGCGGCTAATATTGCTTTGCAAAAGAATCCTGTAACCTCAACGGGTGTTCCATGGAACTAACTTTTGAATTGGCGCACAATCTTTTCTATGAGAAAGATGGTGTTTTATTTTGGAAGAAAAAAGATGTTATTTCAAAAAGAAGTGTCTTTAATGCTAGATATGCTAATAAAGAAGCTGGAAGTTTTGACGGAAAAGGATATAGGCGTGTTATCTATAAACAAGGATGCAAATCTCTTGGTACGCATAGAATAATTTTTCTTATGTATCACGGATATTTACCAGAAGTTATTGACCATATAAATGGTAAGCCAGCAGACAATAGAATTGAGAATTTGAGAGCCGCAACACGACAAACAAATAACCAAAATTCTTGTCTTGCGAGGCATAATACTTCTGGCGTAAAAGGTGTTAGTTACAGTAAGAAGAACAAGCATTGGAGATGTAGTTTGTCTTTCCATAACAAAACAAAAGAAGTATCAGGTTTTAAAACAATTGAAGATGCAGCAGACTTTATGGATTTATGGCGCAAAGAAGCGCATGGCGAGTTTGCTAACAACGGAATAAGGAGTGCAGCATGAAATTAGAGTTAGACGTTAACGAGATTAACTTTGTATTGCAAACTTTGGGGCAGTTGCCCTCTAGTAGTGGCGTGTGGCCTCTTATCGTAAAGATTAAAGAACAGGCTGAAGCGCAAGTTCCTAAAGAAGCGGAGTAAACATCATGGCTGTGACTAATCAAGAGTTGTTCAACATCTTTCTTGCAAATCCGAATATGTCGGATGCACAGATTGTTTCTTTGATGGAGACAAGAGGGATTAGTCCTGAACAGGTATCTTCTACTTTTGGCATTCCAGTTGGCGATGTAATCTCTAGGGCAGCGGCTACTGTTGCGCCTGGTAATTCTGTAACGCTTGGTGATACTCGTCTTGCTCCACAGTATGACGTACGTGGTTCTGGTGAGGATCAGCAAATTGGAGGAATTACAAATATTTTAGTAGAGAAAACTACTGGTGATGTTAACTATAAAGCTCCTGTTGGTTCAGAATATCAAGTATATGGTGCAGATGGAGAATTTCAAAGAACTGGTGTAAATCAGAAGGTTGATAGCGGTTTAAAAGAGTTTGCACTAGGTGCGGGTCTACTCTTTGGATTGCCTACCTTATTAAATGCGGGTGCGGTTGGTGCTCCTGCGATAGGTAATGGTGCTTTCTTAGGAGAGGGCGTTGCTTCAGGCATTCCAGCCTTTGATACGGCTTTTACATCAGCAGGTGGGGCATTTAATTCTGCCTTTGGTCTTCCTGTTGGTAATGGGGCTTTCTTGGGTGAGGGTGTACCAACTGGAATACCCGCATCTGATGCAGCCCTTTTAAATGCTGGCGGTACTCTTAACCCCGCTTTTACATTAGCTCCAGATGGATTATTAGGAACGCCCCCCATAGTAAATGTTGCAGGCGTGCCTCCTACGGGCGTACCACCAACTGCAGTTCCTCCTACTGGCGTGCCTCCTACTGGAGTTCCACCCACAGGTGTTCCCCCCGTAGCTACACCACCTACTGGTGTTCCTCCCGTTGTACCTCCAACAGGTGTACCCCCTGTCATTCCTCCTATTTCTACTGTTATCCCTCCAATTTCTGATTTGTTAAAAACAGGTTTAACTGCGGCTCAGATTGCCGCATTATTACAATCTACTGCACAAACTGGTGCGGGTCTTCTGCAACAACAGACATCTCGTGAAGCGGCTCAAAAAGCGCAAGCAATGATTGATGCTGAGACTGCGGCTGCTAAACAATCTGCGGCTTTCCGTCCTATCGGAATGACTACTAGGTTTGGTTCTTCACAGTTTGCAATTGATCCTAAGACGGGTCAGTTAACAAGCGCAGGGTACACATTAAGCCCTGAAGCTAAAGCGGCTCAAGATAGGTTTGTCAAACTAGCTGAAACTGGTATTCAACAAGCAGAAAGCGCACAACAGGCATTTAAACCATTACAAACTGGTGCTGAGAGTTTGTTTAAACTTGGTGCAGGTTATCTTGCTGAGAAGCCTGAAGATGTTGCTAAAAACTATCTTGCTTCGCAGATGGCTCTCTTGAAACCAGGTAGAGAACTAGAACTTGCTAATCTGCAAAACAGACTTCAACAACAAGGTCGTGGCGGTTTATCTGTTGCCCAAGGTGGTACTTTGGGTGCGACTACTCCTGAACTACAGGCATTGTTTAACGCTCGTGCGCAACAAGAAGCTCAATTGGCGGCTAATGCCCAACAAGCGGGTCAACAACAAGTTGCGTTTGGTGCGGGTCTATTGGGTACAGGCGCACAGACTATGGGTCAGTACTATGGTGGTCAACAAGCCGCTTATGCGCCTTACACGACTGCTTTGGGACAGGTTCAAGGCTTGGAGACTGCGGCACAACAACCCTTCCAAATGGGCGCACAACTTGGTCAAACAGCGTCTGCTGCGGGTGCTAGAGTAGGTGCTTTGGGCTTAGAAGGTGCAAATATTAGTCAACGATTGGCTACTGGCGCAGACGCAACTAGAAACCCATATGCTTCTGCAATAAGCGGCTTGGCATCTAGTCCTGCATTTGCTGGATTGTTTAGCAATGTACCGCCAGTATCAGCTATGAGTGCATTACCAACATCATTTGGTACTGGTGCTTACTATGGCAACCAAGACCTCGGTTTATTCTTGTAAGGAATCATCATGGCAGAAAATATCGTAGCGGGTCTATTTGGGTTGACCCCTGAAATGTATGGTGAGCAACAACGTAGAAGTGCTTTGCGTGAGGGTATTGACCTTGCCAAACTGACTCCTGGTGAAGCGGGTGCGGCAATGACCTATGCGGGTGCTAGAGGGCTTGGTGGTGCTATTGCGAGTGCATTAGGTGTAGAAGACCCGCAATTGAAGATGATTAGTGCTAGAAACACTATCTTTCAACAGATAGATCAATCTAATCCTGAATCCATGTTGCAAGGCATTAGGATGTTAGGTCAAATGGGCGACCAACAAGGTGCTATGGCCCTTGCGGAATACTATCGTAAAGCGCAAGGTGAGATGGCTCAAACAGAACAACGTTTGGCTGCAGGTAAAGCATCTTTGGCACAAGCGGCTCGTGAGCGTCAACAATCAACTCCTAACGATATTCAGATTGCAAATGAAATTGCTACTTTGGAAGACGCATTATCACGAGTTGAGGAATTACCCGCAGACCCAGAGCGTACTCGTGCGAAGAATTTATTGACTACTCGCTTAACAGAATTAAGACGATTGACTTCTAAAGGCGAAAAAGCAGTTGCTGCAAACATCAAAGAAATTGGTGTTGCTGAAACAACTAGAGAGCCTGTTTACTTGGATGTAAACAACGATCAACAGTTTATCTATAAAAAAGGTGCTGATGGTAAACAAGTTCGTGTTCCTTTTACTGGTGGAGTTGATAGAAAAATATCAGAAACTAAAGTAACTGCTACAGCAAGTTCTAAAGGGGCAGAAGAAGGGGCTAAAACAATAGCTGAATTAGATGCCAAGCGTCTAGGTGCGGCTCAAGTTTCAGCAGGCAAAGCTGTTGAACAAGCTGGTTTGTTGCAAGAGCTACTTAAAACACCTCAACCTATTTCTGGTTCTGGTGCTCCTGCTCGTGTAGGAGCGTTGCGTGTGTTCTCAACATTTGGCTTAACAAGTCCTAAAGATGATGAGGCACTTGGTAATGCTGATAAATTTAATGCTCTTGCAGGTGAACGTGTTATTTCGTTTATTAAATCTCTTGGCTCACAACCTACAGATACAGACCGAGAGTTTGCACGTTCTATTGGCCCTGCTTTGGAAAAAGGAACAAAAACAAATGCAGATCTTATCAATTTCTTGTTGGAAAGATCTAGAAAAGTTGTTAAAGATGCGGATTCACTAGAAACCCATTTTTATAATAACAATTATAGTTTGCGTGGCTTTAAGTCTCCTTTCCTATCTGATTTAGAAACACCTAAATCTAAGGCTTCCGAATTGACTACAGAAGAATTGCAAAGAATTGCTAGAGGGAAAAAATAATGACTACAGTAGACGAAGCAATAGCGGAACTTAAAAAGCGTGGTGTAACAGTTTCTTCTGAGTCAGTCTTAGAAGAAAAAGGAACTACCTTTGAAGAGTTTAAAAAGCTTGCAGAAAGTACCTTAAAAGGTTCTGCTAAAGGTACTCTTGTTGATCTTATTGGAGGATATGGTAATTTGTATGATTACCTAAAACAAAGCAAAGACCCAAGTGCTTTCTCGTCTGCTGGAATTATGCGTGGCATATCGAATCTTGGAGGCCCAGATTTACAGCAAATTAGAGGTTATAGGGGTTCTTATGAAGTAGGTCAATCTGCTGCCCCTGCTATGGCTATGTCTGCATTGGGATTGCCAGGTCTTTTTTCTAGGTCTGCCCTTGGAATAGCGGGTGAAGGTGCTGTTGCCGCTGGAACAGGTATGTTAGCCCAATCTGTTGCACCAGATAGCCCATTGGCTCAGTTTGCTATTCAAGCATCACCCTATGCAATTAAAGGTGGATTAGGCGCAACTAGGAGTGCTTTTAATGCTCCCATAGGGCAAGCCCCCTCTAACTTAGATGAACTATTACGTGTTGGCAGAATGACGCCTGGTGAGGCAACTGGTAGCAGAGTTCAATTGGCTAAGGAAGCAGCCGCAGAAGTTTCTCCAAGAATTGAAGAAGCTGCTAATTTATTTAGACAAGCTCAGGCGCAAGATGTTGGTGGTTTTTTTGATAGTTTATTAAAAAGATCAACGATAGAAGCCGCAGACCCAACTGCAGCATCAAATGCCGCTATAAGTGCTTTCAATAACTATGGGAAAGCATTGTCTACTCGCCTAAGAAGTGATGCTAATAAAGATTTTAATGCCGCCAAAAAAGCTGGTGGCATGGTATCAACAGATCCTGTAGTCAATATTATTCAAAGTGAATTAGCAGCAATACCTACTGAAATACAAGCATTGCAACCAATGAGGTCTGCTCTTCAACGTGTTATTGATGAGTATGTAACACCAGCCAAAGAAGCCATTGTTGAACCATCAAAAGTTCTTGGCCCTACAGGTGAACCTGCGTTCGTCAATATTACACCTGCTGTACCACAGCAACTAACTAAAATCAGTATTGATAGACTTCAAAAGAATCTATCAGCATGGGGTGATGCGGCTTACTCTGGTAAAGCTGACTTTGGTAAAGGAAATATATTTGAAGGCGTAGCACCAGGTCAAGTCAAAGGAATAGCCATCAAAGTTCTTAGAGGTTTTAGAGAGTCACTAGATGATGCTGTTAACTCTGGAGTTGCGGGTGCTGATGATTTAGCAAAAGCTCGTGATAAGTTTAAAGGTAACTTGCAAAAGATTGAAGACTATTCAAATTACCCTTTAACTAAATATTTTGATGTTGAAACACCTACAGCATTAACTCCTGAACTTGTTATTGAAAGACTGTCTAAAGCAAAACCTACTGAGCGTTTATTTTTAAGTCAGGTTCTTGCTAATAGTCCTGATGGAAACATGATTTTGGATACTGTACGTAGATCGCAATTAGAGGCTTTACTTGTCAAATCACAAGAAGCCGCTGCGGGAGCTGCTGAAGGTTCTCCTACAATAAACTTAAAGACATTGTTGACAGAAATAAATAATAAGAAGAGTGATTTCAACTATTTGTTTCCTAATGCGGTAGATAGAGCAGATGCAACATTGGCAATTCAGTGGTTACAAAAAACAGCTAAGACTGCTTCTGAAGCTACAAAAGGGGTTCAATCTGATGCGTATGCAATCTCTAGAGGAGCGGGAGGAACGGCACAGCAAGGTTTAGTTGCGGGTGAGCTTGCTTCTTTAGCAAATGTAATTATCAAAGATCCAAAAGCAATTGCTGATGTTGTATTTAATGCTGAAACTGTCAAGAAGATGGCTGAAGCACAACGCACTGGAAAACTTAAAAAGGCGGCTGATTTAGCAACAATGTTAGGTGTTAGTGCGGCAAAGTTTGCACCTCGTGTTGGCCCTATGCTTGAAACTACTCAACCTGAAGACACATCCCAACAACCAACCAAAATTGATTTAACGGGAATGGCTAATATTGATAGACAGCAAGCCATTGAAGAGCTTAAAAAGCGTGGCATTGCGGTAGAAGAGTAATGAGAGACTATGCCGAAGCCATCATCGCTGCGGTATGTATTAGTGCTTTTGTCATTTTTTGTGGCTATATTATTGTTTGGTGTTTTCCGTGATCGTCTAAAGGCGGCAACCATAGAGTACCGATGTATTAAATGGACTTGGGTTGGAGATGTGTATAACCGAAGGGTTATCTGTCTTAAATGGGAGAAGGTGAAATGATCGATCCGATGACGGCTCTAGCTGGGATTCAGCAAGCTATTTCGATGGTTAAGAAGGCGAGTAAGGTCGCCAATGATTTAGGTTCTCTTGCCCCGATGATTGGCAAGATGTTCGATGCCAAGAGTACCGCTACCAAGGCACTGATTGAGGCTAAGAAGGGCAAAGGTTCCAACATGGGGACTGCTCTCCAGATTGAGATGGCTTTGGAGCAAGCTAGAGCATTTGAGGAAGAGTTAAAGATGCTCTTTATGACCACAGGTAAGGTTGACGTTTGGAACAAGATTAAAGCCCGTCAAGACCAGATGGACATGGATGACGCAAGAGAACTCAGGGCTTTAGAGAGAGCAGATAAGAAGGCTAAACAAAAAGAAGAAGAAATGAACGAATTAGCCATGATTATTGGTGGTGTGGCTTTTGTTTTGTTTCTTGTTGGAATTGGTATCTACGAACTCATGGAGTTTTGCGATACCACTAAAAGGTGTGGTCGGTGAATGAGTACCAGAAGACCTTTGACCTATGCCTCAAGATATTCGTTTACGGGTGTGTGGCACTGTGGTTTCTTGGCTTCTTAAAGTTCTTGCCTGATGACTTGTCGGACAGGATTGTTAATCTCTTACTTGGAAGGGTTGGATTAGGGAAATGATTGAAACAAATGAAAAACACGCTCTGATCGAAAAAGTGGCTTTTGCCATTTTGCCAATTCTTTTCACTTGCGTAGTGTATTTGATGAACTCACTGTCGCATCTATCCCATGAG